GCGGCATCCGTCCGGCCCGGCGTCCGTATTCGACGGCGGCGGCATAGGACTTGTCGTCCATAAATCCGACATCGTAACCCCCGTCCTTCTCCTTGCTCGGCTGGACCTTCCCGGACTGCGACAAGCGCCCGGTGGTGTTGATATGCGAGTTCCGCAGATTCTCCTGGGCGTCCGCGATAATGTTCATCCCGGCGGCTTTCAGTCCCCGGTCAGCGGCACGGAACACCTCCGGCCCCAGGTGCGTAAGGGCCATCGCCAGTTCCTTCTGTCCGCTGATCGTTACCTCCATAGCGCGTTACGGGATTTGAGGGTTATCGTCCTGGTACCAGCCCTGGATGCGGATGAAGCGCCCCCGGTTATCGAGGCGCTCCGGCTCCGCGAAGTGGACGTCGTGCCCGCACCAGCGCAGGCCGTTGTAGTTGACGGTGTCGGCCGGGGCGCGGAACTCGATCTCCAGCCCGACGGCGTCCGCCTGCTGGAAGGTCATCATCGTCTTCGTGGCGCTCATGCGCTGCACGTCGGCGTAGATGGTCACGACGGCCACCGGCTCGCCCAGGGCGACGTGGCCCATCGAGTCCTGCGTCGGGGTGGCGTAGGTCAGCGTCACCACGTCGTTGAATCTCCGTGCTCCTTTTCCGCGTCCCAGCATGGCGTTAGCCCTCCATCAGTATAGCGTTGACCGTCTTCGCATCCTCGCCGTCAAGCTTGGCGCAGGCCAGGCGGAAAGCCTTCGGGAGAAGGTTCTCGACCTGGAAGCCGTTCTCGCCGGGGCCGGCCTCGTACTTCACCTCGACGTTGCGGGCCGGGTGGCCCAGCGTCAGGAGATTGCCGAAGCGGGTGTACTCGATGTCGCAGCCGTTCTGGTCCTTGACGGAGGTGACGGTCTTGACGGTTCGATACAGGCGTATGGGCGCACGCGGATCGCGCCGCGCGGCGCACACGACCGAGATATTCTCGTCAAGCAGGCTCACGTCCTCCCACTCCTGTACCTCAACCATCGCAGACCGAAGGACCACCGACAGCTGCGCGTCGCTCTCCGCGCCGTTGCCGGCGTAGAACGCCTTGAACTGCGCGAGCTGCTCGGTCGTCGGGGTGCCGAGAGACGTGACGGAGACCTGGATCATTTTGCGGCCTCCTTCTTCGGTTTCGGGTCGGCCTTCGGCTTCGGCTCCTCGTCAGCGACGGGGACGGCCTTGCCGTTGTTGACCAGCACCTCGACGGCGGGGCCACTTACAATGGATCCGGCGGGCAGCCCGGCGGCGGGCTCTATGAGTTTATACTTTTTCATTTCGGCTGCTTTTTGGGATTAAGAAAGCCCGCGGCGGCTCGTAGGTGCGGCAGCCGCGGGCGATCGGTTAGCTGAAGCGGAGACCCCGCAGAACTACGCCTGCGTGTTCGGGTGGGTCTCGATCTGATCGGACTCGTTCACAGCGCCGGCCAGCTTCGTGATGGCGGTGTTGATGGCACCGACGGCGGTGGTGTAGTCCTTGATGTTGCCGGTGTTGGTCTTGATCGTCGTGAGCTCGTCCTTGATGGCACCGAGCTTGGTGACGACGTCGCCCAGGGTGCCGGCGCCGGAGTCGATGGCGGAGACGGCGGTGGCGATGCTGGCCACCCAGATCACACCCTTCTTGTCCGGGTTCTTGACGACGAGCTGCAGGCCCTTGCGGACGTAGACGTCCCAGCCGTCGAGCTTGGCGTTGCGGACGATCTCGAGCTCGTAGACCGGGCGCTCCTTGATGCGGCAGACGCTGATGTCAGCCAGCAGCATCGTGTCGGCGGACATCGAGCTGGACGGGACGATGCGGGCGCCCTTGATGGTGCCGGTCGTCGGGTCGTACACGTTGCGGCCGTTGTTGTCCTTGATGCCGAGGATGGAGGCGTAGTCGGCCCAGGCGACGTAGCAGTGGGTGACGTTGTAGCCTTCCTTCTTGGCCTGGCAGATGGCGTCCCAGATCACGTCCGCTGCGTTGGCGTTCGAGTAGGAGCCGAGCGCGGAGAAGGCGGTGGCCTGGTTCTTCAGGCCGTAGACCTTCTTCTTGGTCGTGTCGTTGGTGTCGGCACCAGCGCCGCCGAAGATCTCGGCGTCGGCCCATTCGGCGAGCTTCTCCTGCGCCTTGCCGCGTGCCCACTCGTAGAGGGCGGAGAAGAAGTCGGTCACCTCGCTGGAGATCAGGAGGTGGGAGCCGCCCTTCGCCATCTTGCGGGTCTTCTCCTCAGCGGCGGCGTTCTCGTCAGCCATAGCGGCGAGCTCGTCAACGTAGCCGGTCTGGTCGGTGAACTCGCCCTCGAGCCAGTTCACAAAGAGGGCGTTGACCTGGTCTTTCGGCAGGGTGTCATAGAAGGCGGTGAGCGCGGCGCGGCTGCCCACGATGTTGGAGTCCAGGGCAGCGCCCCAGGCGATGCGGGTGATGTCGCCGGCGACGGTCACGTCGTAGTCGGTCTTGTGCTCGAAGGAGAGCTTCAGCGAGCCGGAGTTCTTCTTCAGCAGCTCCTCGATGTCGGCCTTGCGCTCCTCGACGGCGGCCTTGAAAGCGCCGATGAAGGTGACTTTCGCCTTCTCCTTCATCTGGTCGGAGAGCTCGTCGTAAGAGGTCTGGAGGGCCTTCATGGATTTGTCGAGATTGTCGATGCTTTTCTGCTGGGCATCGATAGTCTCCTGGGCGGCCTTGAGTTCCTTGACTTTCTCGGCCACCTCGGCCTGCACCTTCTCGGATGCGGCCTTCTCGATGCTTTCACGCATCGCTTTGATCTCTTCAGGGGTCATTTGTGAATGGGATTTGTTGTTGTTGATGGTAGTGTCGTTCTTGGGGTCCTCGGTTCCGGCCTGCGGTGCGGACTCCGGGCTGTCGTGGTCGAAGGCTTTCGCGGAGATGACGATGGCGGAGGCGTTTGCGGCGCGGGTGACCGGGCTGCACTCGTAGACGGTGATAGCCTCGAGGACGCGGATATCGTAGTCGTAGCCGTCGCGCTTCTCCCAGCGGTACTTATCCGGCCGCCAACCGATCGAGAACTCCTTCACGGCGCCGGCTTTGAGGAGGACGGCAGCGTCACGCCCGGCGACGGTGTCGAGGATATCGGCCTCGATCCACATGCCGTACTCGTCGGCGCCCTTCGCGGTGATCTTGCCGATGACGGTCCGCATGTCGTGCTGCCAGCAAAGGGCCATGCGGTCGGCGTCCTCGCTCTTGAGGAAATCGTCACAAGCGCCGGGGAGGATGATATCGCCCCAGCTGTCCACGTTGCCAAAGGCGAGCGCGTAGGCTTTGATGTGCAGGAGGATGCCTTCGGCCAGGCCTTCGGACTTGACCTCCAGACGGGCATCGGCCCACTTCTGCTCGAGGGCCTCCTGCTTGTTTTTGAATTGGATTCTTTTCATCGTTGCGGTCTTGAACTGCCGCAAAAGTATTTAGAAAATTGCGTACCTGATACGCTGGCACTCTCCATCTTTGTGGAAAAGTGAACCGCCCGGACCATCTCGGCGCGGGCGGCTCTGGCAAATTCAAATCATACTCTACAGTCGAAGGCCCGATTCCAAAGGCCTTTTTATTTCGGGCTGCGGATGCAGGAGCAGGCGCAGTTGATAATCTCGGAAGCCGGCGGATTGAACAGCGTGTCGTGCGGGTAGCGCATCACGCAGTCGGGCAGGCGAAACAGGTCGTCCTTGCCGACGGTCACGCCGTCCATCTCCTCGTGCGTCTCGCGGGTGTTGCCCAGGCCGCTGATGCACCACGTCTTGGTGTAGTCAATGCCCAGGTCGCGGGCGGCGAAGTCCGCCGCGTCCGCTGTGCCGATCATACACTCCGTCTGCGCGATGCGGCGGCACTGCCACCGCTCGAGATAGCCGGTATAGCGGTTGTACAGTTCCTTCGTGACCTTCTCGACGCCCATGTTCCCGACGTCTTCGAGGAGGATTTCAGCGAGCAGCTGGACGAGGGTTTTCTTCCAGGTCCCGGTGACGGCAAGGATTTCGGAGCCGGCCCGCTCGATGGCGTAGCGGCGCAGCATCCGCAGCCACATGTTCTCCTCGACGGAGGCCTTCTCCTCCCGCAGCTGCTTGGCGGTGTCCTGGGCGATCGGCAGGCCCGCCGTCGTCCACAGCCCCGTCCACCAGCCGGGCAGGTAGCCACTCTCGTTGAGCTCGGTCTGCAGAGCGAGGGCGATATCCTCCGGCCCGTTGAGGTCGCGGCAGAGGGCCAGCACCCGGCGGAGCTCCTTGCGGCGGTCACGGGCCAGCCGCGACTGATACACCCCGGCCACCTTCACGGAAGACAGCCGGAGTGCGTCCTGGTGGCGGCGGACCGCCTTACTGATTTTCTTCCTCGCCATCGGTGGCGGCGGATTTGGTCGGTGGGGCGGGCTCCGCCGGCTCATTGATGTCGTCCGGCTCGTTGCCGAACTGCACAGCCATCGGGAGGATCGGGAGGTCCGCCCAGGGCTCCGGGCGCGGCTCGTAGCCGTAGGCCTCACGCATCTCGTTGAGGGTGGCGTGCATCTTCGAGAGATTGTCCAGGAGGTCGGACGGGTCCTCCTGCAGCACGTCGATCATGTCGGTATTGACGCGGAGCTCGTAGCCCTCCTTGTCCAGCTCGCAGTAGCGGAGCAGGTCCTCGCCGAACTCGTTGGCCATCGGGATGGCGCACTGCTCGTAGATGGCCTTCTTCGCCTCCTTCGCGTTCTCGTACTTGGCTTGGCCGTAGTACAAATCCACCGGCAGCTTGAACACGAAGCAGAGGGCGGTGACTGCCTCCTTGTGGGCGCCCAGGATGTTGAGGTCCACCGGGGTGTTGCCAAGCTCGTGGACGTCGATCGGGGCGCGGACCACCTTCGTGGCGCCGGCGTTCTTCTCGGCGTCGTTGAAGCTCTCCTCCAGGTCGTCCTTGTCCTTCGGAAGCACGCCCATCGTGTCCTTCGCCGGGCTGATGATGTTCGCCACGCCGCCGTTCTTGAGGCTGGTGTCCTGGCGGTTCATGCCGCGCTGGATGACGGAAAGGTACACCGCCGCCGCGATGATCTTGCTGGTGCCGAAGAAGGAGGTGTCGTCGAGATTGTAGTCGAAGGACTCGAAGACCTGTTCGGCCTTGATGAGCTTCTCCTTGCCGGAGGTGGTGATCTTGATGCCCTCGAAGGGCTTCGCGGCACCGCCCTCCTTGATGCCGACCTTCTGCGACGGGATGAGGTACATCTCCTTGATCTGCCCCAGGTCCTTGCCGACGGCTTTCGGGGCGTACACGAAGGCGTCCCCGAACAGGCACTTGTTGACGGCCCAGCCCTGGCCAAACTTTCGGATAGAGTAGCGGTCGTTGGGGCGGCGCAGCAGGTCGACGATGAAATGGTTCTCCACGACCTTGCCGTTCTTGTCCACGAGCTCGAGGTAGCGCATCACCTCGCCGACGTTGTCCGCGATGTAGTTCACCACGCCCATGACCGGGGCGCAGGTCTCGTAGGTCTCCTTGATCTTCTCGCGGGAGATCGGGAGCCACGGCGCCATCTTGAGGCCGGTGAGCTGGGACGAGATCAGCTGGAAATACTCGTTTTTGGCGTTGTCGCCGTCGTAGTAGCCCTTGAGCTCGGTTTCCAGCTGCTCCTGCTTCGTCTTGAGGGCGTTCAAATTCTTCTTGGATATCCAGACCATAGTCAGGGGTTTGTTGCTTGTTTCACGCGCAAATTTGGCCATTTACTGCGGGAGTTGCCGCCGGGCCGCTCTCCATCTTTGTGGAATGACGTCAGGCCGGGAGGTCGCCGTCGTCGTTGGCGATGCCCATCCGGCGCAGGTAGGTGGTGCCGTAGGAGCAGGCGTCCATCGCATGGTCGCCGCCGTCCTGCGGCTCATCCGTGAAGGTGTCCTCGTCCAGCGGGGACGGCTTCCAGGAGTAGGTCTCGACCTCCTCGCCGATGTGGGTGCCGCAGTAGCGGACGCGGAAGCCCTGCAGGTAGCCGATGCGCCCCGGCTTGTCGCGGTTGATGCCGGGGTAGGCGTTGATCCCGTACTGTGTTCGGAGCTCCGCGATGCTGTCCGGGCGGGCGGGGTCGCAGAACACCGCGACCTTGTCGACGTCCAGCCCATGCTCCGCGCAGTCGCGCCGGATCGCGGCGGCCACGTGCTTGGGCAGCTTGCCGGTGGAGTAAAGGACCTCGACGACGTAAAGGGTGCGCGTCAGCGGGTCAAATGCCATCCGCACCAGGGCGTCCGGGTCCCCGGAGTAACCCCAGTCGTTGGCATACCACCAATCCAACCCCAGGGGGATATCCGCCTCGGCGACCCGCTCCCAGTTGGGGTAGATCAGGCCGTTGCGCTTGATGGCCCAGCCGCCGTCGTAGATGTTGTAGTATTTGTCCGGGTTGTTGCGCCGGCACTCCTCCGCCTTTGCGATGAACGACGGGCTCAAGTGCTCCCGGATGTCCTCCCAGGTGGTGTGGATGTACCGCACGTCATCAACGATGCCGTTGAAGTCGTAGGGGACGCCCTTGCCCTTGAAGAAGCGCCGGTAGATCCAGTGGTGGATGTCCGAGGGGTTGAGGACAAGGTCGACCTGGTTGGCCGCCGATGCCTCACGGATGGAGAGGTCGATGACGTCGAACTCGCTCTCGCTGGGGAGCTCCTGCGCCTCGTCGCACAGGAACCGCCGGAGCTTTGGGATAGACTTCAGGCGGCCGGTCTGGTTGCCGGAGCTGGCGCGGATGCCCTTGAAGTAGATGCGCCCGCCGCTCTTGCGGTTGATGACCTCCTCCTTTGTCGTCCTGAAATGTCGTGGGACGTTCAGCAGTTGCACCTTGTCCGTGTACTCCGGGATGACGGAGATCTCCGCCGAGGTGAGGGTGTAGCGGGTGTACAGGATGGCGAGCGGATCGCGGTAGGTGTCGCAGACGGTGGCGGTACTGATAGCCGTAGATTTGCCGGAGCCGCGCCCGCCGGTGATGACCCGGTAGCGCGGCCCGTCCTTCCGAGGCGGCTCGAATAGCGGCTGGTACTTTACGTGGAACGCGATCTGGCCAGGCACGTCTATCCCTCCTTCTCCTTTTTGCCATCGGAGCCGTTGTCGTAGAAGACGATCTGCGGCGGCTCCTCGAACTCCAGCGACGCATTGATGTCGGTCGTGTCGTTCCGGCGGTTCTTCCAGTTGTCCGGGTCCATGTTCGTGAGCAGGAACACGCCGGCCGCCACATCCGGCGGGTGATGGACCAGGCGGGTGGTCTTCCGATCCAGCACGGCGGTGTTGGACAGGTACTCCTTAACCTTCTTCCCGGTCTTCGGGTCGTACTCCCGGATCACCTGGCCCTTGTAGAACTTATCCTCCAGCTGCTCGGTGTAACCGAGAGCCCGTTTTTTCATGGCGTTCACGACCGAGTCGATGGTCGTGGTGCGGAACGCCTCCTGGGCCTTTTTTATAGCATTGGAGAAATTGGAGTTTTTCTGCCAAGCCTGGAAGGTCTTGAACGATATCGACATCGCCTCGCAGAACGCTTTGACCGGGGCGCCGCCGGCCTGGGGATAGAGCCCGTTCAGCTCCACCCAGGCGGCGCACTCCTTGATCTTGGCGGCGTTCAGTTTCATCGTGTTGCGATTAGGGTGTAGATGGCGTAGTATATGGCGGCGATGAGACCGCCGCCTAAGATGACTTGCCAAATCCAGTCCGGGCCGGGACCGGCGCTCCAGGCGATCAGGACCACGAGGCCAACGATGGCGACGCAGATGACGGCGGCCCAGATGGCGGCTTGTATGTCGATGGTCGGCGGGCGGTGTGTATTCTTTCTCATATACTTCTTTCGTCAATTAGTTTGCGTTCAGTTCAATTTCTCGGCCTTGCGGCCCGTCAGCTGCTCCCAGCGGGAGAGGATGACGTCGCAGTAGTGCGGGTCGATTTCCATCATATAGCACTTGCGGTCCAGCTGCTCGGCGGCGATCATGGTCGTGCCGGTGCCGCCAAAGAGGTCGAGGACGGATTCCTTCGCAAAGTGTTCAATGAAGTGGCCGCAGAACTCAACGGGGTACACGGCGTTGTGTACCTCGGCAAATTCATTGTGGCCGGGCATAATGTGGACTATGTTTTTCAGCGTGCCGTGGAAAGGTATCGTGCCGATAGCGCGGTTTCCGGCCTCCGAGAAAACGAAGACGAACTCCCACTCGGAGTTGAGGACGTTCCCAGCCAGCTGCGGCTGGGAACGTCCCTTATCCCATACTATGGCATCGGCAAATCGGTCGCGGTTATCCTCCAGCACGTCGAGGATGGAGCCCTTGTTGTTTGCGAGTAGCTGGATGTTGCAGAACGTGAAGCGCGAGCAGGCCATCGCGTTCTGGATGGCCTTGTTGATGAAGTTCGTATAATCGTCGCGTCTCATGTTGTCTTCGTCGTTGATGTACTTTGCGCGTCCGTTCTTTTTTGTTAGATTCTTCCCGATGCCGCCGGTGTTGTACGGCGGGGAGAAAAACGAAATATCAGCTTTTATCGTACCCCCCCCCATGAGTTTTTTGACGGTTTCCAGGTCGGTCGAGTCTCCGCACATGAGGCGGTGTTCGCCGAGCTGCCAGAGGTCGCCGGGGTTGCAGCGGACGAGGATGCCCTTGTCGGGGTCGAGGTCGTCGTCCTCCTTTGCCTTCTTTCCGGTCTCCGCCTTCCCTGCAGCTCCGGAACCGTTTCCGCCGTCCTGCTGATGGCCGTCTTCATCGCCACCGAATACGAAGTCCGGGATTCCCATTTCTACAAGCACCTCGGGCTCGTAGTCAGCCCACTCGTCGGCGAGGATGTCCGTGTCCCAGGAGCCGAACGATCCGTTGTCTTTCAGCGCACGGCGGCGGATGGTTTCCTGGTCCTCCTCGTTCTCCGGCTCGTAGATTACGGTCGGAATGACCTTGTCGCCGCGGACCTGCGCGGCTTTGGTCAGGAGGTTGTGGCAGAAAACGATGAGGGTCCCGTCCGGGCCGGGAACGGCGAGCGCGGGCCGCTCCTCGGCGAAGTCAGGATCCTCCTCCATGCTTTTGACCATGCGGTCAATGTCTTCCTGCGTCCACTCGCGTGGATTGCGGGGGAGCCAATCAAGCTGGCCTTCATTGATGGCGAGCTGCTTGGTCGGCACCATTTTGATCTTGCTTTTCTTCATTGATTGAGTTGATTTCGCTTTGCTTGCTTGATGACGTACATGATGCGGGCGGCGCAGTCCATGCGGACGGGCTGGCCCTGGGAGACCTTACTGACGGTGTCCCACTTGACGCGGGCGGCGGCGGCGAGCTCCGAGATCGTCAGGCCGGAGAAAGCAACCGCGCGGGCCATCTCCTGTAATCGGCAGGAGAGGTCCGCGAGAAACTCGGACTCGGGAATGTAACGAAGCTCCGCCATTGGCCGCCGGGGTGGGTTACAGTTTGACGCCGGACCTGGCCAGGCGGCGCAGATAGTCGCGCTTGAAACGGCGAGCCGCCGGCCCGGAGCAGTTCTCCATGATCTTGATCGAGTCGGTGGTCAGCTTGACGGCAATCATCGCCTGGGCCTGCTCTTTTTGTGGCAGATCTTTGTTGCTCGCGTCCTCCTTTGAGGTGGCCAGCTTGTCGCGGAGGTAGGTCAGGAAATCAGCATTTGTCATTGTTTGAACGTGTTATGTTAACGCGAAGGTATGAAATGTTTTTCATATTGCGTATCAGGTACGCAGAAAAACGTACCAAAAAGGGCGGAACCTGTTCGATTCCGCCCCGATTCCGTGCGAATTTGACGGCTTCCCGTCAGCGGTATGACTTCCCCGTTTGATCCGGCTCCATCGCCAGCAGGCGGATGGCTCTGTCGTCGTAGCTGAGATCCGCGTGGTGGACCACAACGCGGCCGGTCGTCTGCGGGAGGCCCATGTAGTCGTTGATCACCGAGCGGAACTGCTCGAAGGTGCGGACCACTTCGTAGCGGTTTCCGTACTCCTCGGCGGCGCCCTGCCACGCCCGCTGCTTGGCGGACTGCTTGCTGTTACGGCTGTCGGTCTTCATCTCGATGCAGAGGGAGCCCCAGCCGCCGCGTCCTTCCAGGAGGATGAGGTCGGGCACGCCGGGGGTGACGCCTTCGCCATGCATGATCGCGGACTCAATCCGGGACCGACCCCCGCCGTTGGGGACCGCAAAGAGCAGCAGGGCGTGCTTCGGGTACTGCAGCCGGAACCAAGTGACGCAGTTGCGCTGCAGGATGGATTCGGGATGTGTCATATCTATTCCTCCTTTTTAAGAATTAAGTACATAGCCGCGATGATGCATACGCAGGCGATAGCGGCAAGCGTCCAACCTATTGCACATAGGATGGTCCTGACCGCCTGCTCGTTCCCCGTCCGCTCGAAATGGGCGATTGCCCCGATTGGCGCCGATATGATAATGAATACGACGAGCGCTTTTGCGAGGGCCTTCCAGTCGAAGGGATCCTTTTCCGGCCCCTGAATCGGGCTGTCAGCAAATGGCATTGGGATATACATATTTCAGTCCTCCTTTCTTGCGTTAAGTCCAAATTCGTAGATGTGGCGGGCGATTTCTCGCACATCTTTGATTGTCATTCTATGATTTCCGAATTGGTTGCAATAGCATAGACCTAATCTTTTATCATCTACCATATCTGGCAATTCGCATCGTATAAGAGAATCCACCTCCGGCTGCTCCCGCTGGAGAGAGGTGACAAGAGAAAGAAATTCGGTATATGCAGACGATTTACCAGCCGCATACATCGCTTTATCTTTTCCTTTTCTAACGAGGCGTGATGCCAAAAGCCATTTTTCTTTTCGACTTTCTATCTCGGCAATCAGTTTTTCTGTGTCAATGTATTTCATGGCTATTTAATTTTTTTCGATGATTTGATTGACTGTGACTCCGTTACGGGTGGGCGCGGGGCGTTCTTTGACACTTCTCCTTGAGTTGGGTTTTCGTATGTACTTGACTTCCATAGTGGTACGATTTAATCGAAAAGGGACTGCTGGCCGTCCTCGACTTCCTGAACGGCCTTGTCGACGGCCGCTTCGAGCTTTTTCGAGGCCGCCAGGTCATCCAAACGGCGGGTTTTGAAGTAGGTTTTCTGGGCCTGGCGCATGTCTTTGACCATGCGGACAAATTCGTCAGTTCTCATATCGCATCTTTTTGTAGGTTTCCAGGGCGGTGTTGGCCGCCCGCCAGGGGTAGAAGTCAGTGACGTCCAGCTTGACGACTGGACCGCCGCCGGCGGGGTGTATGTCGCAGTGGAACTTGCCGGGGATGAGCCCGTCGAGGATCATCGTCGTGGGCGAGCTCACGAACACGGTGGCCGTGCCGAACTCGTAGCGGTGTTTGGATGCGGATGCGTTGCGGTATCTCATATCGTTGTGTTTTGGTGGTTGTTAAACAAAGGCCCGGACCAGCTCCTGGACGGGTTTGATCTCAACCTTCGGCCGCTCGGTCTTTGCCCGTTTCCAGGCGTTGGTGATCTGGTCGGCGGCGGCCTCCATCATGTTGAGGATCTGCGCGTGTTTCGGGCTGGTGCCGTTGCACACG